CTACGCAAAGTTCTTTGTTCACTTTGAAAATTGATAGCTTTGAAATCAACACTAGGTAATGCACCACTCATACTACAGCCTGTCTCCCTGTTTCATTTACAGCACTATTTATCAAACTAACAATAGTTCCTCTACTGTTAGTTAATAATTCATTAAAGCCTCTTGCATCAACTGTATTAATATTAAATGTAACAGCAACAGGACTACCACCCATTTTATTATTAGCAACAATATTTCCTGATTGATTTGGCACAAAAAGCTCAGGGCCTTTTTCCCCAACAATAAATGGTTTACCTTGAGATACAGGCCCACCTTTTTCTCTAAAGCTGGTTGATTTAATTTGAGCAACCAAAGCCATACCTTTTGCTAAAGCTGTTGCCGCAACTCCAATATTAATAGGAAATGGAAACTGACCAAATGCTTTACTAGCTGATCGTATTGCATTTATTGTAGCCTCAGCAATTTGAAATCTTTTAAATGCCTCAAAAGCCGTTTTATTTAGACCACTTATTGCTTGTAATCCTGATCTTGTATTATCAAACATTTCTTTGTTGCCTTGTTTTTTTAATGCAACTAATTCATCTTGTTTTTTTTGTTCAGCCTCAACTTCTATATTATTTAATCTAATTTTTTCTTGAGTCATATCATGGTGTATTCTCATTCCCTCAAGTTGATTTTCTAATAATATTTTCTCAACATTTTCAGCTTTAGTTTTTTCATTTTCTATTTCTTGATTTGCCTCATCATTTCTTAATTGTTTCATTGTATGAGCAAAAAGTTTGTATTGACTTATACTTTTTTCTAATGCGTTTTGTTCTTCTTGAGTTTGATCGTGAGGTGTATCAAACAATGAGGCATCTTCCATCATCATCTTTTTTTGTAATTCTTTGTCTAAAAACTCATCAAGTTTTTCATTTCTTTTTATTATAGCCTCTGTTCCATTTTCAATTTCTTCTGTTTCACTCTTAAGAGCTTTTGCTATTCTCATTATGTTATCTTCATAAACAGGATAACCCTCTTTGAATAAAGCATCATTTTCTTCAGTAAATAATTTTATTTTTTCTTTTGCATTTTTTATAATTTCTTTTTGATCTTCAATTTGCTTTGAAAACTCTTCAATTTTTGTATTCTCTCCATACTGATTTATTAATAATTTTAACTGTGCTTCTGCTAATCCAAGTTCATTTTTGTAATGTTTTATTTGTTCGTTATTATGTGCAATAGCGGCTGAAAAAGATTGAAAATCTGTATCAAACTTTCCTAACACTTCTAAAATCTTATCAAATTGAGAAATGACTATTGCCGCACCAGCAATAAATAAATTTCTTTTTACTGTTGCATTGAAAGTAAGCATAGCACCATTTGCGGCTGTTATACCCCCAGCAATCCCAACAAAAACACTAGCTATTTTAAAAGAGATAAGTAATTTTACTGACTCAACTAAGAAACCAAAATTATCTTTTAACATAATTATTGCATCAGCACCAAATTTTACTGCTTGAGCTAAACCTTTTCCTAATGATACAGCCAACTCATCTAAGGTTTTTGAGTTCTCTCCTAAAAATGTATCTAAATCTTTAAATTGTTTTTTTAATTCAGGAAAGAAACCAGCTTCTAATATTGTTTTCTTAAATGTAAAAAACTTGTCTCCAATCATTGAGAGAGTCCCCTCAAATGTGTTTGCTAATTCATCAGTAGCACTACCAAACTCTCCACCTTTACCAAATACTCTTTCAAATGCTTCTACAGTTTCCTCTATTGATACTGTTGCACCAGCTTTAAAGCCAAGCATATTTCTAACACCTTTTTCTCTAAATAAGTCAGCCGCACCAATACCAGCACTAAATGATCGTTGTATTTGTTCTGCCGCAGTTCTAAAATCTAATCCTGTAGTTGCGGCTACATTACCTGTAATCTCCAACATCTTTTGAAGATCATCAGCATTATCAGTAACAGTAGCTAATATCCCTGAACCTGATTGTATTTCTTCTAATGAAAAAGGAACTTTTGATGCAAATTTAACCATATTATCAAAGGCTTTTGCACCCTCATTTGCGTCTTTTAATAAAAATTTGAATCTTACTTGTAAGTTTTCTAACTCTTTTCCTGTATTAACAAGATTTCTTATTACTAAACCAGCACCAACTCCAGCTAAAGCATTTCTTACATTAAATACTGATGCTTTTAATTTATCTAAACTACCTCTAACATTGTTTAATGCTCTTTTGGACTTATCCTTAGCAATAATATCAATATTAACTTTTTTTGTAGCCATTATCTTCTATTCATTCGTTGTTCTTGTTCGGCTTTTTCCTGTTGTATTTGAAAATAAGCAATCCACATATTAAACTCTTGAACGGGCATTTGCAATATGTCTCTTACTGACATATGTAGCCTTTCTCCTAAGGCTAAGACATTATAGAGTTCTGGGTCTGAGTTTAGTTTTTTTTAATGTCAGTAAGATTGTCTTGAGACATAATTGATGAAGCTACTCTTGAAATAACATCAGTATCAGCTTTCATTTTAAACTTAGGCTTATGAGATAAGTCAAACATCTTATCTCCACTTTTTGTTTCAGCTTTTTGTATTATAACATCAACCAAAACACTAAGGTCTGAGTCGTTAGCACCTTTAAATAATTTAGCCTTTTCGTTCATTGTAAAAGGTCTGACATACATGGCTTTATCGCCCTCAAGACCCCATTCAGGAACTTCAATTATTTTTACTTCAAGAGACTCAAAATGGTTTTTGACTCCCTCAAAGAAATCTATTTTATCAGCCACAAATTATTATACTGTTGCCTCAGATACTCCACCTGTGAATTGAAAAGTAAGAGTTCTGCTAATAATTCCGTCCATAGTAACACCAACATCTCCACCTGTAACAATAGCTGTTCCTGTGAAATATTTGTCTCCACTATCTGCACCCTCTGGGTATAGTTCTAGTGTAGCACTTGTTCCTAAGTTTGCCGCTTCTTGAGCAGTATCAGTTTCGTCAAAATGACATTCAACTGTTGCTGTTGCGTCCCCTCTTAATGCTTTATAACTTTTCATTGAGTCTGTTAATGATGTATCTTCAACTGTGTCTTGAGTTTGGTTTAAAGTAAATGAAGTTACTTCTCCAACTGTGTTTGACCCAATTTTAACAACACCATTTAATCCTGTATGCGTTGCCATAATTTTACTCCTCTATTATGTTTGTTTCTTCTTCTTCTAAATCATTTTTCGGAAGAGGTCTATCTTCTTTTTTATCTTTCTTAAATCCTTTTGCAAGATAATTTTCTAGCTGGTTATCAAAGATTTCCATTTCATTTTCTCCATCAGGAAAGTATATTTTTATTCTTTTAGGCATTATGAAGTCCCCCTAACAAATTCATATAAAACTCTTACCACAATTCTTACTCCACCATAAGGAAATAATATACCCTCATCAGAACTAGCCTCAACTATTTGGGTGCTAAGAGCATTACCATTTCTTGTTATGTCATTATCTAAAGTTTCTTCTACAACTTCTATAAGTTGATTGCGAAGAGTATCAATATTTGAGTCAGTTCCTTTTACAAAACCAACTACAAGAAAATCTA